TGGCGAGGCCGTTGATGTTGTTGTTTTTGGTGAAACAAAAATGATCTCGAACGCTGTATTAACATTCGTCACTACTCCGCGTCTCAGTGTCGCGGCCGGTGGTGCGGTTGCCGCGTCGGTCGCAACTAACTACCCGGTCGCTCGCGTCATTCCAAACATCAATCAAGTCTCATCAGTGGCCGGAGAGCAGATCACGGTTCTGTTTCATGGTCCAGTATCAATCTTTTAAGGGGTGACTAATGGCATCTTCATATTCTAATATTCATCCTGTGGACGCGATCCTTACAAGTCTCGTTCAAGAAGCGGTCCCGAGTGATGATCAACTCATCGCCGATAAGGTCTTTGAAAAGATCAATATTCCTGAGAGAAGCGGAACACTCCTTCAAGAGGCGAGCCGAAACTTTATGGGAGCGGGTGCGGCTCTTGACTTAGAGAGAGCACCGGGAGCGGGGCGAGCTTCGATCGGTGGCTTTGATCGGTCATCATCTACCTTCAAAGCTTTGATCTATTCCGCTAGTGATTCCATCGCGATGGAAGACATCATGGACTCTCAGTTTCCCGGCGGCGAAGAGGCTCGAATTGCTCGCAAGACAGCGCGAGTTATGAAGTTGGCTCGCGAGGCGAGAGCGGCTAGCCTTCTCTTCGGTACTGCAAACTTTAACAACGCAACTTGCACCGCTGAGTTCGGTGGTAAATTCAACGCGGCGGCGGCGACTCCTTTGAGTGATCTCCACACGTTGAAAGATACAGTGTTTGAGGCGGTCCATGGAATTAATCCCGATACTCTTGTATTCGGTCGAACTGTATTCCGCGAACTCGCAAGAAATCCAGAGGTACGCGGTTATGTTGGAACGTCTGCGAATGGTATTGCATCCGGTAACCTTATCTTAAATGATGAAGCGGTGATCTCTGTTCTTCGTGATGTGCTCGGTATTCCCAACATCTATGTTGGACAAGCTCGACGAGATACAGCGGCGCCCGGCGTTGCCTCAAGCGAGTCCTATATTTGGACCGGTGATTCTCTCTTTATGGGTATCCTCCATGGTTCAGATGCGATCGTTCAAAAGACCGGCAACGTCAAAGCGATGCCAGTTGCGGCGGTTGACTTCGAGTTCAGCACGATGGTCTCAGGTACTTATGATTCACTTGACGCTACTCGCCGTTATGTTTGGGCTGAAGAGGTTCATACTTATACAGCGTTGAACGCGAGCTATGGCCGAATCATTACTGACTGTCTATAAGTCTTGAGGATTCGCGTTGTTCTATGGTCACCATCATTCATACTCAGAAAAGCCGGACGCTGACAAAGAGGCGATCGACGATTTAACACGTCAAGCCAAAGATCAAACCGGTGTGATGGCGACCTTGACGCGAGCTCGCGTTGAACAACTCAAGGCAGAGATCCAAGCGGAGCGAGCCTTTTCAAAGGGGCTTGATCGTTCTCAAAAACAAATACTAAAGACGATCAACGCCGCCTTGGAGATCTCCTCCCCTTCCGCTCTCCTCAATCTATCGCCGCCTGAGTTCTCTTCTTTATTATTAAATGGAGGACTCGGCGAGGCGATTGATGGTTATATCGATCAACAGAATCGAATAATGAAGAGCATTGATAAAGTAATGAACGCGACCGCTCCGGAGTTTTCAATGAATAGTATTGAAGCTCAATCGGCGGCGATTCAGACTCAGAATGTTTCTGCGATCTTTGACGATCTGATTGTTCCTGAGATATCAGCGGCGGTCAAAGCGGGATTAACAGATATCATGTTGTTCGTTCCGGTTGAAGTCGCGATGTCTAACATGGCGACCAAGATGAAGAGTTCACGCGGCGGACAACTCAACGCGATCAAAACTAAAATCTCCCAATATGGAAGATCATTAACAGCGGTCGCGGCTGAAGCGGCGGACTTGGATAACTATTTATTCACCGGTCCGAGGGATGGAATCACGCGGAAGTTTTGCCGAGCTCTCGTTGATCTTGTCGTAGATGAAAAACAAATGAGCAAGCTCGACAACGGACAAGGGTTATCTGTTAAGACTTCATGCGGTGGGTATAACTGCAGACACTCTTGGAGTCCGGTGAGTGAAGGATTTATCCGAGCGGCCAATCTTCAAAAGGCTAAACCGAAGAACATCGCCAAGGCGAACGCGGGAGCGAGATAATGAGAAAAGCGATCACATCAAAAGACTATCTGTTCCAATGGAACGCACCGCTCCCGGTTAACGGAATACCTATATTGAGTTGTAATACTCATGACTACGTGATGAATCAAACACGTCTTCCGGTTGCGGTGACGGCGATCGCGAGCGACCGAAGGACATTGACGATTGCTAATCAACCGGTCTCCCTCCAAGCGGATCAACTTCGAGGATTCCTATTGACCGGCGGGGATGCTTTCTTCTCAGTGAAGATTGTTCGCTTGGTTGGTACAACGGCGATACTTGCCGAGCCTTTACCGCGCGAGATTGACTTGACCGCTCCCGCCTCTCTTGAGTTTGCCTTGTGGTATGCGACTGTCACAGTAGCACACACAACAGGCGTCTCCGGTTATTATCCTTGGGAGGTGAATTATGTCGCCGACATTGGACAATCGACCGAGAACCAAATCGAAAAAGGAACGATCAAAGTAACTCCGCGTCCATTCGACACCGGACTAGATCATGATTCGCTTGTATCCATATTCGCGAACCTAGCTGACATGATCCCGAGGAGACAACAAGATCTAACACCTCAGATCAACGCCGCACTTGAAGAGATCATCCTTGTGATTCGAGATCATGTGATCCCTCAAGACGTGACTGAAGATGAGGTCTTCAATCCTGAACAATTCAAATCCGCTCACGCCTATTGTTCAGCGGCGAGAGTCTATGAACAGAATCTACAACTAGACGCTTCTGATCAGATGATGAATCGTTGTAAAGAATTGATAGATGTCGCTCTTCGTTCGGTGTCTCTTGACCTCGATGGAGATGGTATCGTTGATGAGGGGGAGACGAACTTAAGAGAGAGCGGCGGGAGCTCCAGAGACTTCCGAGGATCATGGAGCTCGTATACCAAATCAAGCTATGATGCCTCGTTCGTTCCTAAGCGTGGACAGAGGCATTGATATGACTACAACCTCTCTCAAGCTCAACCTTCCGAAGGACATCTGGACGGCTAAGGATACTCTTCGACTAGCACAGAACACGCTAGCGATGATTAAGTTTCGAACGTCCAAAGGTCAATCGGCGAGTGACAAGCAAAGATATTTCAAACCATATTCAACACGACCGATATATATTCAAAAGCGAGGGGTCGGATTAACTCCCAAGGGAGGCCGGCCAAGTCGGACAGGTAACTCTGTTTTTTATGCCGGTGGGTATCGTGCTTATAAACACTATTCACGACGACGGACAACCGGAGCCAAAGCGTTCGTCCGTCAACAGAGCGCCGAGGTTGATCTTGTTCTATCCGGTAACCTAATGAATAATCTCGTAGTGACTACCGCGAATAAATACAGATTCAAGATTGGGCTTACAGCTCACGTTGCGTATTATGGTTATGATGTCAACGCGGTTCGTCCTTTCCTCGGGCTAACATCAGCGGACATCGATGTGATTCATGATACAGTTCGGTTCGATCTTGAAGCCAAACTAAAGAAGGGAACTAAGCGATGACACAAGGAACAGTCGCCGCGCTTAACTTCCTGACTGATATGGTCGAGGCGGTCACACCCAAGACAGATCCTCATCATGGATTTGTATCGGTCGGAGGTGGTCGCGGTTCAACTCAACCGCTCGAGAACAGATACAACTCAAACCGGTATTTTGATTTTAATATCAACTCATTCTCTTCCGATGATGGAGCGGCGGGGTTGAGCGGTCGCAAGAGAATATCAGTTGTGTTGAGAGTACGCTATGATATCCCTCAAGATCCAAATGATTTACAACGGATGATGAATGAGGACGCGGCGAATCTAATCGATACGCTCAAAGGTCCGAACTATGATCTAGCGACGACCGGTATTTTGTCTCTTATTCCATCAATGCCGACAGTCGAGATGTTACTCGACTCTAATAATGAGCAGATTGCACAACTGCTCCTCCTTCCCTTTGACCTGCTTTACTTGGAGGCTTAATCATGAGTGTGACTCATCGATCTTTATCCGTCGCCGTTGAATCATCATTCGGCTCCTTGTCCTCATCAACCGGTTTACCTGATGTATCGGGGTTGACTTACACCTCGATCCCTTGTGAGCGTGATCCGATCTTGATCTATGGTGATGTCGTCGCGAGTGAACGCAACGATGCTCGCGATGGAAGCTATACGCTACCTCCAGAGCCGGACTCAGTTGAGAGCGGTGGTGTCAAGGTTCGCCGTCGAACCGGTCAAGTTCAGCTTCGAGTTGACTTGACAACGATCGGAACAACGGCCAACAACTACACAACAAACTATCTTGGTTATCTATTGGGAGCGGGTCTGTTAACTCAGATCTCATCGACTCTCACAGATACCGCGTCGGGTGTGATCAGTAAAAATGTATTCACTCCTACTGTTGGATTCGCGGCGGCAACTGTTGGAACGATTCTCAGCAGTGAGCTTAATGGACGTTCTGAGTATTCCGCGATCACTGATAATGATGTTGGCGGTAACGTCTCTGTCTCTCCGGCGTTCGGTGCCGGGTTCACTGGAACGCCAACAGTAAGAGGAACTCAAACATGGTTCCCCGGCTCGCGAACATCGACCGGAGACAAAGAGCACTCGATCACCTTCCGCGTTGATGGTGTGAACTTCCGGACTTATGCCTATGGGTGTGTTCTTGAATCACTCGCGATCAGCTTGGACAACGGCCGGCTAATGGCGGATATGACCTATCAATCTGCATTGATTCAAGATGATCATGGATCGGCGGTCGGACCAATCGAACCGACATACAACGCCGGATCACCCCCATTCTTTAGAGGGTCTTATGTCGTTGTTAGTTCAACCGCTCCAACCTCATTGACCAACGCGTCAACCGGCGACACACTCGCAAGAACAGAGCTCGACTGTGAGGACTTCTCATTCACATTGACGAACGTACTCACTCCGCTCGGTCATTCAAATTCAATTCTAGCAATGTCAAACTATGAGATCGGTGATGTAACGACCGAGCTCTCATTGACTCTCTCGACTGTCAACACCGCGATCAATGATGACTTCTTCACTAGAACAGTTCGTCAAGTGATCGTCGGCACCGGTCCAACCGGAGACGGAAAAGGGGCGGCGATCATGTTATCAGCCGGACACCTCACAACCGATCCTTCAAAATACGATGTCGGCGGCAATGATATTGTTAGACAACAATTGACGTATGCTTCAAGCCGGTTCGGTGGCGATGTCGCTGAGACCGGAGCGGGCAACTCTCCTGTAAGAATCGCTTTAGGAATCTAGTATGGCGCTGTCCTTCCTTCCATCATCAGAGCTCTCAATCAAAGTCGTCGTGACTTGCGATGATTCGGTTGAGTGTACAGACGAACAACGATCTCTTTATTTAGAGAACGGCGACGAGTCTCACTTGACGATCACCGGCGATGTGACTTGGTTCACATTGAAGGCATTGTCACCAACGGAGCGAGAGGACGCGGAAGCGAGAGCGGGAGCCTATTCACGTTCGGAGCTCGGTCGTCTCCTTTGGTCGATGTCTCCTTCTAATATGGAGGACAAGGCTAGGTGGCACCACGCTCTAACTGATGATGAGC